ATAGGTGGAGTTTATACTTCAAGAGTAACTGCTTCTATTACACAGACATCAGATAACTTAGATGATTTATTTGATTCAAGAACTGGAGATTTTGATGACGCACAATCTAACTTTGATGGTGATACTCCAGCTAATTGTAATGCTCATATTGAGATTGCTTTATCTAATGACAATATAACTTATACTACATTTAGAAACTTTGTTGTCGGCGATTACACAGCTAGATATTATAAATTTAGAGTAACATTGAGGTCTTTTGATTTATCTTCTACTCCAGTTATTAGTGCTTTATCAGTAAGTATAGATATGCCAGACAGAATATTTAGTGGAAATGATATAACTTCAGGAACAGGAACTTATACTGTTACATTTACTTTGCCTTTTTATTCAAATTCTTATGCAGTAGGAATAACAGCACAAGGTATGAACACAGGAGATTACTTTACAATTTCAAATAAAACTGTTAATGGTTTTGATGTTGCTTTTAAAAATAGTAGCAATAGTGGAGTATCAAAAGTTTTTGATTATTTAAGCAAAGGATATTAGATGGCACAACATAGTGATTATAACATAGCAAATCAGGGTTTCCCTGCATTTAGAACAGATTTAAACAACGTACTATCAGCAATCAATACATTAAACTCAGGAACATCAAGACCAGCTTCAGCAGTTGCAAATTCTCTTTGGTTAGATACGACAACTTCTACTGCACCAACTTTAAAATATTATGATGGTGCTGATGATATATCACTAGCAACTATTGACCATGTCGCTAATACAGTAAACTGGTTAGATTCAACAGTATCAATTACTGGACTATCAACAACTGCAACTGGAACAGTTTTAACACTTACAGACACTCACCTTAATTCAACAGTTTCAATTAGACTTCCAACAGCAACAGCAATCGCAGATGATTCAGGAAATGAATATATTAAATTCGTAAAGACAGCATCAGCAGTTAATGAAATATCTTTTACAAATTCTGCTACTGGAAACTCTCCTGATTTATCTGCAACAGGTGGAGATACAAATATTGGATTAAGCATAACTACAAAAGGTACTGGATTAATTAAATTTAATGATGGTGCTTATTTTCCAGAAGCTACACTTACAGATGGTACAACTATTACTTGGGACGTTGGTTCATCTCCAGTTGCTAAAGTAACTCTTGGCGGAAACAGAACTTTATCTGCACCTACAAATGGATTAACTGGACAATTTATTTCTATCGCAGTAATTCAAGATGGTACTGGTTCAAGAACATTAACTTGGAACTCAGCTTATGAATTTACTGGCGATACTGCACCAACACTAACTACAACTGCTTCTAAAGCTGATGTATTTGTATTTAGATACAATGGCACAGTATGGCACGAAATGGGTAGAAACCTTAACCTTAGCATATCATAATGTACGCACTTGTAATTAATAACGAAATAGTAAAAGTATTCTCAAACCCAGAACCATTTGAACTTAATGGCAATAAGTATTCTTCACAGATATTTACCCTTTGGTCTAAAGAAGAAAAGAACGCAATAGGTATTTATGAGATTGAAACAGATTCTACTAATTTAAAAGATGAATCTTATTACAATAACACTAATGAAATATTTGAGTTTAAAAAAGGTAAAGCAATTAGAAAATGGGGAAATGCAACTCCTAAACAATTAGAAGATGTTAATGCTACTGATGAAGATGGAGAACCAGTAATTAGAGATGGTAAGCAAATAGTTATTAAAGGTTTAAAATCTCAAAAGATTTCAATAGTTAAACAACAAGCAGGTGGATTATTACAATCTTCTGACTGGTATATAACTAGAAAATCTGAAACTGGTAAAGAAGTACCAGCTAATATTGAAACATTTAGAACTGCTGTAAGAGCAAAATCAAACGAAATGGAAGCTATGATTAATGCTTGTCAAACTGTTGATGAACTTAAATCACTTTTTGAATACTCAGGCGAAACAAATCCAACTAGACCAATCGGCGAATTTCCTAAACAAGAGGTAATTTAAATGCCTTTAATCTTAGGTTCTAATTCTGTAAGTGGATATACAGTTAAAAACTCATTAAGATTTAATTCTGGTAGTTCAGATTACTTATCAAGAACTTATGGAACACCTACTAATAATTTAAAATACACTAAATCATTTTGGATTAAAAGAAGTGGTTTAAGTAGTATTGCAAAAGGTTTTGTTTTTTCTAGTTCTACAAATTCTAATACTGATTATTTTTATTTTAGTGATTCAGATACAATAGTACTTGGTAATGCCATAACTCCAGCTACAACTGCTGTTTTTAGAGATGTTTCGGCTTGGTATCATTGTGTTATGGTTTTTGATAGTGCTAATGCAACTGCTTCAAATAGATTAATTCTTTATATAAATAATGTTCAACAAACTTTAAGTACTACAATTACACAAAATTCAACTGGTGGAAATGAAAGTGGAGTAAATTATTATATAGGTTATCAAAGTGTCTTATCCAGATATTTAGATGCTTATATGTCAGAAATTTATATGATTGATGGTCAAGCATTAACACCATCATCATTTGGTCAAACAGATACAGACACAGGAATATGGATTCCAAAAGCATATACAGGTACTTATGGAACTAATGGATTTTATTTAAAGTTCGCAGACTCAAGTGCATTAGGAACAGACTCATCAGGAAATGGAAACACATTCACAGTAAATAATTTAACTTCTATTGACCAGACTACTGATACTCCTACTAATAATTTTTGTACTATGAACCCATTAGATAATTATTATTTTGGTGGAACTTTTAGTGAAGGAAATTTAAAAGTAGTTTCTGGTAGTTCTGCATTCACATATTGTTCTAGTAATTTTGCTGTATCGCAAGGTAAATGGTATATAGAAGCTAAATATGATGCCACTTCTACTGCTAATTATTCTAGATTTGGTATTGGTCATAAAGTTTCAACAAGTACATCAGATAATTTAGGTGATGAAACTGGCGAAGCAATTTATAGACCAGATGGTGCTATTAAAGTAAATAATGTTGAAACAACATCTTGGGGTTCAACTTGGACTACTGGAGATATAATTGGAATAGCTTTAGACTTAGATAATAATAAATTATATTTTTCTAAAAATGGAACTTTCCAAGCTAGTGGAAATCCTGCAACAAATACAAATGGAATTAGTATAACAGCACCAAGTTCATTATCTACTGGAGTTTATTTTTTTGGTTTTAGTGATAATGATGGTAGTGGTACATCAACTTGGTTATATAACTTCGGCAACCCACCATACTCAGCCAACTCATATACTGATGGTGCTGGATATGGTAATTTCAGTTATGCAGTACCAAGTGGGTACTATTCTTTATGCACTAAAAACTTAGCAACATTCGGATAACAGATGGCTTTTGCAACAATAGATAAAGGGTCAAAATATTTTACAGCAGTAACTTATACTGCAAATGCTAGTACACAAAATATTACTGGCTTATTGTTTCAACCAGATTTTGTTTGGACTAAATCAAGAGCAAACGCATATAATCATAATAACTATGATGTAATTAGAGGTGCTACTGTAAACTTAGGAACAAACCAAACTAGAGCAGAGAGTACTGATGTTAATTCTTTAAGTTCATTTAATACTGATGGATTCACTTTAAAATATAATGAAGATTCAAATTATACAAATGGAAGTACAGCAGTAGCTTGGTGTTGGAAAGCAAATGGTGCTGGAGTTTCAAATACAGCAGGTTCTATATCAAGCACAGTATCAGCCAACACAACAAGTGGATTTAGTATTGTAAGTTATACTGGTAATGGAACTGGTGGTGCTACTGTTGGTCATGGTTTAGGAGTTGCACCAAAAATGATAATTACAAAAAATAGAAGTAATGCGACAGCAACTAACTGGACAGTTTATCATGCTTCATTAAGCACTAATAATCAAATCACATTAAACCAAACAGATGGTCAAAATTTACCCTCTCCATTAATGGTAACAACAGTAGGTGCATCAACTTATACCTTAGGTTCATCAAGGAGAGAGATAAATGAATCATCTAATACTTATATCGCCTACTGCTTTGCTGATGTAAAAGGATTTAGTAAGGCATTTAGTTATACTGGGAATGGAAGTACAGACGGAACATTTGTGAGTCTCGGCTTCCGTCCAGCATGGTTATTAATTAAAAGAACTGATAGTTCAGGATATGATTGGTTAGTTTATGATAACAAAAGACAAGTTGAATACAATGTAGTAGATGATTTTTTAAAACCTAATTTATCTGATGCCGAAACAACTGGAAATGCTGGACAATCTTTAGACTTTTTAAGTAATGGAATTAAATTTAGAGGTACTGGTGCAAGTTCTAACGCATCTGGTGGAACGTACATTGGATTCGCAATAGCTGAACAACCATTCGTAAGTTCTAAGGGTATTGTGGCTAATGCTAGATAGATTCTGTAAGAATCCTAAGTGCAATAAACAAATAGTTAATCAAAGAAAAGACGCAAATCATTGTTCTAAGAATTGTGCTAAATACACTTACAAATTAAAAAACATAGAAAAGTTTAAACAATATTTTAATGAATACAATAAAGTTTATAATTTTAAAAATGCTGACAAGCTAAAAGCATATCGCAAAGAATATAATGCAAAGACAAAAGATATAAGAAAAGTTAAATCAAAGATTTATAGGGAAAACAATAAAGAACTTATAAAACAATTATCTCATAACTATCACAAAAATAATGCTGATAAGATAAGTGCTAAAAAGAAAATATATAGAGAACAAAACAAAGATAAGATAAAAAAAGTTATAAAAACTTGGTATTACGCAAATAGAGATAGATACAAGTCTTATAAAGCTAAAAGAAGATTCTTAGAAAAGAACGCATTACCAGTATTTGCTGATTTAAAAAAGATTAGACAAATATACAAGGATTGTCCAAAAGGATACCATGTTGACCATATTGTTCCTTTAAATAATAAAATAGTTTGTGGTTTGCACGTAGAATGGAACTTGCAATATCTTCCTGCAAAGGATAATCTATCTAAATCTAACAAATTAATAGTATGATTATATTTATTTTAGGAATAGTGCTTGGTTTGTATTTGGAGTGGAGATTAGATATTGCCAAATATATTATTGAATCAGTTAAAGAACATTTAAACATAAAGTAGTCTTGAATTTTGTTGCAACGCAACACATATATCCTGCATGGTATATACGACTGAAGAAAATAACTTTTACTCAAAGGAGAACTCAATGTTAGATTATAAATCTATCAAAGAATATTGGTCAAAGTTTTACGCAGATGCTTTTGAAGATGTTAAAAATTTTTGGAAAGATTATGCTAAAGCTTAGATAACTATGCCAAGAACTACCAACGAAGAATTAATCAGTCTAAGGGGACACATTACAGGAATTAAACGAGAAGTTAAGATACTAGGAACTTCAGTATATAAACTAGAAAAACAAATGACTAGTTTATACTGGGCAATCCTATGTGGGCTTGGTGCTTTGTCTTTAGCATTAATAACTATTTTCTTGGCAAAGTAACTATTGCTTAAAATAGCAAATACAACTACTAGTTAGTTTATGAATAAACGCATTTTAGTTATCAGCGATTGTCATTTTCCATTTGCTCATAAAGACTGGCATGGATTCCTCACTAAATTAAAAGCAAAATATAAACCTGATACTGTAATAAATATTGGAGATGAAATGGACTTTCATTCCATCAATGTTTCCCACACAATAGACCCTGACTTACCATCTCCTAAAGATGAATTAGAACTTGGCAAAAAAGAAATACATAGACTTCATAAGTTATTTCCACAAATGACTTTGCTAGAATCAAATCATGGTTCTATGGTTTTAAGACGTGCTATGGCAAAAGGAATGACTAAATCTTTTATTAAGTCTTACAATCAAATCCTAGAAGTTGGTAAAGGTTGGGAATGGAAAGAAAAACATTTTATTCAAACTGATAAAGGTAGAATATTATTTGGACATCAATTTTCTCCTGATATAAAAAAAGCAGTTGCAAGTTTTTCAATGTCAGTAGTTCAGGGACATTATCATACGATAAGTGAGTGCGTAATGGTTGGTAATGATTTCCATTTGAATTTTGGTTTAACTGTTGGTTGTCTTATAGACAAAGAAGCATTAAGTATGCGTTACATGAGACTTAATTTAAAGAAACCAATTTTATCTTGTGGATTAATTACTAATGGTATGCCACATTTAACACCAATGTATTTGAAAAGAAATGGAGATTGGGATAACAATATATATATATGAGAGAAGTAAGTTTGAAGGAACTGCTTTTTAGCGAAACAGCTACAAGACTTGGAATAGATAATACTCCAACTGACCAAATCCTAATTAACTTACAAACATTAATCTACGAAGTAATCACTCCAATAGTAAATCATTTTGGCGATATAAAAATAACTTCAGGTTATCGTTCTCCTGAATTATGCAAAGCAATAGGTTCAAGTGAGAGGAGTCAGCACACGACTGGAATGGCAGTTGATTGTGAAGTCTTAGGAGTTCCTAATAAAGAACTTGCTGACTGGATAGTTAATCATTTAGAATTTGACCAATGTATTTTAGAATTTTGGAAACCTGAAGAAATCAATTCAGGGTGGGTTCATGTAAGTTACAACAAAGCTGGTAATCGTAAAATGTATTTAAGAGCATACAAAGCAAATGGAAGAACTGTTTATGAAGTCTTATAAAAAACAAGTTGGTGGAAACCACTACAAGAAATACAAGATTCAACCAGTAGAGTTCATTATAAAAAATAATATTGGATTTGTAGAAGGAAATATCATAAAGTACGTTTTACGTTTTAAAGAGAAGGGTGGTGTTCAAGATTTGGAAAAGGCAAAACACTACATAGAACTGCTAATAGATTCATCTAAAAGTAGCAAATAGTCTAAAAACCGATTTAAACGCATTTTAAGGCATAGTGGCTTTAAAAAGTTAAATAGC